GCAGATCTTGGGTTCAAACGAAGGGTGGATATGGCTACGGTGAACCTTTCCCGTTTCCCGAATTCGGGACATTTCGGGAACGCCGGGGATTCCCGTTTTTCCCGTTCCCTCTTTAGAGGAACGGGACACGGGAAGGCGACCGGGAACGGGGGCAGGGAATGAGCGCTACTGCACCCTTGATTGTCCGAGACTGGCCCGTCGGCGCCTATCGCTGCACCTTCACAGTCCCGAGCCCGAAGCCTGGCGAACTGCCGGCGCCCGTAATCGAGTGGTCGCCCTCCATCCCAAGCGGATTGACCCCGGCCGAGGTCGAAGCCTATCGAGCGGGCCGCGACGATGCCTTGGCGGCAATGGCCCAAGCCCTCGGCATCCGGGCGGCTGTTGTGGAGGTTGAACCATGATCAGCGTCTTGATTGAGGGCACGCTGGTGGCGGACCCGGTGGAGCGCATCAGCGCCCGCGGCCAGGCTTTTGTCACGGCCAGCGTCCGCGCGCCCAGCAGCGAAGGGGACGAGGCCGTCCTCTGCAGCGTGATCACCTTCAGCACCGAGGCCGGCGCAGCGCTGGCGGCCCTACAGAAGGGCGACTCGGTGGCGATTTCCGGGCATGCGGGTCTGCGGAGTTGGACAAGTCGCGAGGGCGAGACGCGCACAGGTCTGAGCATCACGGCGAGCCGGGTGCTATCGGTCTACGCAGCCGGGCAACGAAGGCGTGCAGCTCAAGGTTCATCGCACGAACAACAGCCTGCGCCAGACGGGACCTGAAGAAAGAGGAGCCCGCACAAGTCGCCCCCGGGGACACCGCCCAAACGGGGCAACCTGCCGAATCAGTGAAGCCCTGCCGGACAAGGAAATAGCAATGGACCCACGCGAACGCATCAACGACCCCGAAGAGGAGAAGCGCATCCTCATGGACGCCATCAGCGCCAGCCTGTGGTGCGCACTTCCCTGCATCGTCAGCTCCTGGGACGCCGATCTGAACACTGTGCAGGCCACGCCGACCGTGCAACTGAGCAAGTTCGACGAGAAAGGGGCCGTCGTCCAGGTGGAGCTGCCTGTTCTTCAAGACGTGCCCGTCGTGTTCCCCCGAGGCGGTAGCTGCGCCATGACGTTCCCACTACAAGCGGGCGACGAGGTGCTGGTCGTCTTCGCAGACCGCTGCATCGACGCCTGGTGGCAGTCGGGCGGCATCCAGCGCGCGGCGACCTTCCGCACCCACGATCTGAGTGACGGCTTCGCGATCCCGGGGCCGATGTCCAAGCCGAGGCGGCTCGGCGCCATCAGCACCGAAGCCCTGCAGATCCGCAGCGATGACGGCGACACCGTGATTGAGCTCAATCCGGCGACCAGAGCCATCTCGCTGACTGCGCCCGGTGGCCTGACGATCGCGGCCGACACGACATTCGTCGGCTCTGTCACTGCCAACGGCCATCGCATCGACGAGACCCACCACCACGTGCCGGACTCGCACGGTGACACCCAAGGCCCGGTCGCCTGACCGAGCGCCGGCTTTTCCGAGGATATGACTATGTCCCAACAGTACAAACGAGCATGCACTCTCACGCTGGGCGCCGCCAGCGGCAAGCAGTACGACGTGTCAGCGTTGCGCATCACCTTCCGGGTGCGCCACGCCACGCGCCAGACACCCAAGTCTGCCGAGATCCGGGTCTACAACCTGGCCGCTGGCACGGCCAATGAGATCCTGGCCGAATTCGATCGCGTGCGCCTGAGTGCCGGCTACGGCGAGCAGGTCGACCCCATCTTCACCGGCACGGCGATTCAGATCCGGCGGGGCCGGGAAAGCGGCACGACCACCTATCTCGACATCCTCGCGACCGATGGCGAGAAGGCCTACAACTTTTCCATCGTCAACAAGGCGCTGTCCGCTGGCGCTACGCAAGACGACATCCTGCGCGCAGTCCTTGAGGCTGTGAAACCTTTCGGCGTGACCCTGGGCCGAACCGTGCCGCTCAATCCGCGCCCGCTCCCCAGGGGCGTGGTGCTGACCGGGCCGGTGAAGTCCATCCTCCGCGTCTTTGCGGACGCCAATGGGCTCGATTGGTACTTTGAGGACGGTCGGCTCAACCTCGTACGCGCAGCTGACACGGCGCCAGCTGGGAGCGTGATCGAGCTCAACCGTGGCACGGGCCTTATCGGGCTGCCGGAGCAAACGATCAACGGCATCAATGTCCGCTGCCTGCTGCGCCCAGCCATACGAGCGGGGACTTTCGTTCGACTGAGCAACGAAAGCATTCAGCGTGCGCCGCTGAATCCGGACTATGCAGCCGTCAACAGCTTCCCAGCCATCAGTCGCCAAGGCCTCTACAAGGTGTTTGCCGTGGACACCCTGGGCGACACCCGTGGTCAGCCTTGGTACTCGGACCTGACCTGCGTCGCTGCAGACGGCGGCGTAGGCCTCTTCAACCGCGCCTACCTCAACGCCATCCCGTCTTGAAGTCCGCCGCTGATTCCCATCACTTCAACCACCTGAGAACCGCACCATGAGCAAAGACACTGACATCCTCCGCGAGTACTTGATCAAACTCGGCTTCCAGGTCGATGCCACCGGCATGCGAAAGCTCCGCGAGGGTGTGGCCGCGGCCGAGAAAACGATCATGGCCTTGGGCGGGGCTGCTGTTGCAACGGCAACCGCCGTCGTGGCCTTGGCCGACAAGATGGCGCACTCCCTGGACGACCTCTATTTCGCCAGTCGCAGGACGGGCGCAAGTGCCGAGAACATCAAGGCGTTGGGTTTCGCGGCAAGTCGGCTGGGCTCCACCTCGGCGGCAGCCAGGGAATCCCTTGAAAACTTGGCAAGGTTCCTACGCAACAACCCCGGTGCCGAAGGTTGGCTGGGTCAAATCGGCGTGCAGGCCAGGGGAGCAAACGGCCAACTCCGTGACACGGCCAACATCTTCCGCGATATCGGCAAGAACTTGGCTCGCCTCGAACCGTACCAGGCCAATGCGGTCGCCGAAGTCCTGGGCCTCGACGAGCGGACCATGATGGCCATGCGTGATGGCACCTTTGAAAAGCTAGTCGAAGCCGAGAAGAAAAAGTACAGGTCAATGGGCGTGGACATGGAGAAAGCCACGGAGCAGGCCAACGACTTCGAGAACGCCTTCGCAGAGATAAAGGACGATGTGACGATTGTCGCGACTGTGATCGAGACCAAGCTACTTCCGCTCATGAAGGCCGCAGCCAGTTTCGCGCACCAACTCGCCACGGAGTGGGTTAAAGCGGTGAACAGCTTCAACGGTTTCAACAGCTGGCCGCGCATTGTGCGGGAATGGAATGGCGCAGACGACTTCATGGAAAGCTCCCGCATCGGCATCAAAGGCCGAACGGACATCGGCTCCGGCGTGACGCTCAGCAAGGACGCGCAGGCCCGCATCGCGGCCGGCGAGACAGGGGGAGGAGGAAGGGCCCCCAGGGGTATCCGCAACAACAATCCCGGCAACATCGAGTTCGGCGAGTTTGCCAAGAGCATGGGCGCCACGGGCAGCGACGGGCGGTTCGCCATCTTCGACACGCCCGAAGCCGGCCTTGCCGCGCTGGCGGGACTCATGCGGCGCTATGGTCGCAAGGGGATCGACACCGTTCAGGGCATCGTCAGCCGGTTCGCACCTCCGAACGAGAACAACACCGGCGCCTATGTGGCAGGCGTTGCCAGCCGACTGGGCATCGCCCCCAATGCACACCTGAACTTGACCGACCCGGCCGTCTTGGCGAACCTTCTCGCCAACATTACCCAGATCGAGAACGGGCGCAACCCGTATTCCAGCGACCTGATCCGGCACGCGGTCTCCAGCACCCCAACTGGCGCTGCTGCCGCAGGCGCCGGCCTCAACCAGACCACGAACATCTATGTTCAGGGCGCCGATGCGCACGAGACCGCGGCCAAGGTCGCGCAGGCCCAGGACCAGCAAAACCAGCGCCTGGTCCGTGACCTGAGCGTGGTGATCCGGTGACCGCCATGGGGACCCACGTCGCCAACCCTGACGCCTTCTGCCAGCTCGCCGAGGCAACAGCCGAGCTCGCCGAGATCGGTAAGGCTGCGCCTGGCATCGCCGACACGGTGGTCCAACGCGTCAGCGCACTCCGGGCCTGCGGCCTTCACCTCGGCGCCTTCGAGTACGGAGCAAGGAAGACGCTTGACCTCACCGAGCGGTACCTGGCTGCGTTTCTCAAGTTCGAGGCAGCGGCGCGCGATTTGCTCGGCGAAAGGCGCCAGGACAACGAATCGCCCGACGACTTCGTCGCGAGGGTGATCCGGATCCTGTCCCACCCGGCAACCGC